TTTTGTCAGATACCCAGAATCCATCACCAGTAGCAACAAATTCGTATCCATGTTTATTAAGTAATCTATTTTCCATTTTAATATTTGGTTAATTAATTGGGGGCGGAACTTTCATCCGCCCTGTCGCATTTAAGGCTGCTCAACACCTTCTACGCTCAAGTAGTACCGTCTGAACCATAAATCATATAAGGCATATTTATAATACCCTGTTTACGGAAGTCGGTTACGTTGCTTAAAATAGACTGATTGTTCTGTACAATCGGTTCGTTCATCATTGGATATTGTCCAATACCTACAGCCAAAGCTGTTTCCTCAGAACTGTCTAACATAAACCAATAGGCTTTGTTAGTAGTTGTGATGAAAGGTGTAGCTACAATAGTCATAGAACCTTCGTAAAGGTTAATGTCTCCTATAGCAGTTGGAGCAATATGTTCTGCGAACAATCTTCGAGCCTCACGTTCAGCAGCAGAACCTTTCTTTACTACGATAGTATCGAAGTTTAAAGGAGTTTCTATACCTGCTGGGTCTGTGAATGCACCTGCGTATTCAAAGGCTGTGTCTACAGAGTCAGTATCTAAAGCAGTTGTTACAGCGTTAGAGAAAGTTGTTCCACTTGCCCATGAGTGAGTACCGCAAAGTTCTACAGCATCAGGAGCAAGATAATCAGAAGTTGAATCGAAAGCTTCATTCAACATTAGGAATGCATCTGTAAGAAGTTTCTTAACAGTAGCTTTCATAATTTTGTTTCTCTGACGTTTTAGGAAAGCATCTACTTTCCAAGTGGTGTCTTTACCTTCACGTTTGTATACGCTTTCAGGTAACATTAACGCTGCACCGTAGCGTTTCTCTGTGATAGTTACTGAGTAACCATCCTCAAGAGTTAGAACTGGAGGAGCTTGTAGCTCAGCTAGTTCTATTACCCCACTCATACTTTCTGTAGAAGTGAAGATTTCTGAAATTTCAGAAGTTCTATAGAAGTTAATAACACGGTTGTCCATGTATTTTTCTAAATTGTTTTTTACCCCGTTATCAAAGGATTTCTTAATCCCTTTAACACGCTGGTAAGCAGCATCTGTACTAATCATAATTTTATTATGTTAATTGAATTAAAATATTGGTTTGTTAATGCGTACTGATACGTCATCAGTAGAACCAACAACACCAGCGTTCTCAGATATATCGATTGTAAGTACATCTGTAGAAGATGCGTCTAGGTCGATTAACTGTGTAGTGTCTTCGATGTCATATTCGCCACCTTTATAGGTAACTGCGAATACTGCATCTAATGTTCCTTTTAAAGTAAAGTCGTTTCCAACAGTTACTTCACAGACTACTTCGCCATCTGCACTACCTTTTTCGCAATATGCGATGGCAGCAGAAGCAGCGACAGCCTTAATTATAAGACCATTGTCGATTGCAACTAAATCCCCAGCAGCAATAACTGTTGCTGTACCGATAGTACATCTAGCTGTTCTTACTTGTTCTTGATTTACAAGAGTGTATCTCATGTCATGTATTGATTATTAAAATAAAGGTTTGTTCACTCGTACTCTGACGTTTGAAACTGAGGTTGCAGTTCCAGCATTTTCTGAGATGTCAACCTTAAGTACACCTGTAGAAGATGAGCCAACGTCAATTAATTGAGCAGCGGTTAAATCTACTTCTGTTCCTTTCTGAGTAACTGCGAAAGCAGCATCGGCAGTTCCTTCAAGTACGAAGTCAGTACCAACTGTTAATTCACAAACTGTTTCACCAGTAGCAGAGCCTTTCGGACACCACGCAATAGCAGCAGTAGTATCTACAGCATCTACAGCTAATCCTGTAGTTATGCCAGCAAAATCACCGACAGGAATAACAGTAGCCGTATCAATAGCACATAAAACCAAACGGACTTGTTCTCCGTTTACTAATTTAAAAGCCATATTATTTGGTTTTTAGGAAATATTATATGTTCCTTATTTTGCTGAGAAACCCTTTGGCATATCAGCACTAAACGAATCTTCAAGTTTCTCGAAGTCTGTCTTCTCTGATTTATTGGCAGATTTACCGCCTGACATCTTTGAAGTCTTACGTTTAGTTTGTCTCTGTGCATTTAAGTCATTCGCCATAGATGGCTTGATTTTCTTCAATGCTAGTACTAGGGATTCGTTATAATCCTCAGTTACTTCCGCATCAAAATACTTATCAGCTTGCTCTATGACATCTTCCTTAATGTCAGAAAACTCGATTGTTGTTAATCCCAAATCTTTTCTAAGGCTTTCAACCTGACTGGCTCGGTCTCGTTTTTCCAAGCGTTCATCAAGTCTGGCATCAATATCATCTTCTGATATTTGTTTATTGGGAACTTTTACATCTTTGAACTTTTTAGGGAACTCCTTTTTTAGTCTAGCTAAAAGTTTGGGGTCTTCCTCGGCTAGTTCAGCCAATGAATCTTCGTCTCCAACATACATATCCGCTAGGCGGTTAAGTGTGTCTTTGGCAGAAGTATACTTATCAAGAGGGATAGTAGGAATTTCCTCCTCTTCCTCTTCGGGTTCTTCGTCTTCATTGGACTCTTCACCCTTTTCGGACTCTTTGTCCTCGATTTCTTCCGCTGACTCTTCCTCAGAAAAGTCTTCGGCTTCTTCGTGTGCTTGAGCATTTTCAAGCTCCTCCGCAGAGGCTTTTTCTTCACTCATATTATTGTGTGTTATTAAATATATGTGAACTAATTAGCTCAACAGAGACTATGAAACGGAACACAAATTCCATAGCCTCAGTTGAACCAACTACTTAGTTGGCAATGTCGTTATTTTAAACGACTACATGTTTTTAATTGTAATACTAAGTCATCGTATACCCTTACAGCTAATGCCCATTGAGCCAGTTTAACTGGACTTTCTTCTGGGAAATGTACTATCTTATCACAATTCTCGTCTGCCTTTGCTTTAAAAGATTTCTTTAGGATTTTTACTACTATATGGTCGTGGAACTTTCCTAAAGTCTGTTGTTCCTCTTGAGTTAAAGAATCTATATCGAATACATATTCTCTAACACTTCTCTTTTCTAGTTCTTTTGTTTGTAGATTAACTACTTGGGATAATCTGTCTATCTCTAATTTTTTTTCACTTACTAATTCATCTAGTCTATTGATGTCAAAATCTCTTGATACAAGTCTTTCAACATAATATTTTTTAATATCCTTATGCAGCCATGTTTTGAATGATTCTATTGGGTTCATGTTCCTTTGGGGTTATTCTGTTGCTGCTTGGGTTTTCTTACCGATTTTTGCTGCCTCAGATTTTACTTTGCTTGATAAAGATGTTGGAGCTTCTGTATTGCCTCCTATCGGTTTTAATGTATTTCCCGACTCTCGATTAGCTTCTGCTTCTTGTTTAGCTTCCTGCTCTTGCCCTTTCATCTGTCTTTCTTTAAAGTATGGGTCTGCGAAGTTTGTAGCATGTAGGGCTATTCTTTCTTGACAAAGCTTCCTTACTGCTGGGCTTGATTTCTTGTATTCTGGTAATTTCATCATCTCTCCAAAGATATATATGTATGCCTCTGGGTTGTAGTTCTTTGGTGGGATAGGGTTGAAGTCAATAGTCTCTGACATTAATATCGCCTTAAATTCTTTTCTTGCTGGATGCTGGTCATCTGCTATGTCTATTAATTGGTCATTCATAAGGTCTGATTGCTTGAATCCTGAATACTTAATACTTCCTTTTACTAATTTAGAAGGGTCTACTACTTGTTCTGCACTAGGAATCCTTGCTATGTCATCAAGTAGCTTAGTCCACTTGTTTTGTTTAACTGTGTCCACACCACTAGCGATAGTTGAGCTTTCTATAAATACATCAACTCCAAACCTTACATATTCTGGTTTAATTGAGATACTTGAGTAAGCTCCATTCTTTGCTATTAATTGGTCTACCTGTTTTCCTTTTACTAAGCCTTGTTTGACTGAATAATCTTTAACCTTAATCTTTGGATAACCTGTTACTGTTTCATATCCATTCTCTCCGATTACTCTCATAACCCTTGAGACTGGGTAATACTCCTGTAAGTAAGCTAGGCGAATCTTAGCCATGTCTGACCATCCGTGTGTTTCGTTCCAAAGGACTGACATTTTTAGAATCTTCTCCTGAATCTCTCTTTTGTTTTGTGTTTGTATCGCTTTCTCATCTGTTGTATCCAATAAAGCTTGAATATCTACACCAGTAATAATGGTGATTATAGCAATCATCTTATCAATAGTGTATGAAGCCCCCGAAGTAATGTCTGGCTGTTGGAAGAATTGTAAATCATTAGTAATTCCGTTGCCAGTCCCTTTATACGGATAAGCTGCACCTGCATGATAATCGATAGTGTCTGGTAGTAAGTCACCTGCTGTTTGGTAAAATAATACTGGATTGACAGCCAACTCGGCTTGAGCCTCTGTCATGGTCAACATTCTATCTAAAGCTTCTTGTGGATGTCTAATTAGAGCTGGTATTCCTAAACCTGCAAAGTTTCCTGTAGGTATTCCGACTATTGCACTCCAAGGAAGCATTTTCTCCCCTAGAATCTGTGGTTCATCCATCTCATCATCATAGATAACCTGACCATTTGCTATAATAAACTCCTTATCTATGAATTTTTCTGTTTCTTTGTCCCAGAATTGCTTGATTTTGTGTGTATAGACATGAACATACTCTCCACTACTAGAGAATGGTGAGAATTTTGTCCATGTATTCTCTTCTACCCACGAACCATCCCACAATTCCTCTATGGGGAACTCTATCGCTCCTTTTACTGAATTAACATTTTTGTATTTACCATCTGAATATCTAGCTCTAAAGCGTGTCATACTCATAATCTCGCTTGCTGCTGCGTCATTACACACTTGAGCACCATTTCCATTTAAGAATGTACCTGCTTCGTCCCAATAAAATCTATCTATGTCAACTACATCTGTAATTGTAGAGATAACTCCTATTACTACTTTACCTTCTACTACTTCATGCCAATCTGTCTGAGCTATGGCTATTCCTTCTATACGGGCTGTTCTCTCTAACTGTTGATATACGGAAGCATATTTAGAAACATCCTTATCATACTTGTCAACGGCTTCTAATATGGTCAAACGGTACTTATCACTCTCTTCAACTGACCTATATACAGCCATTGAAGGGTTATCATACAACATTACAAGGTTATGGTCAACGACTGCCCTTGACAAACCTGTTTTAAAGAGTTCTAAGTTGTTAATTCTCTTGTCAGGAATCGCATCATATTCATTCCTAGACCAAATTGCTGTAGAAATTACCTTTTTACGGTATTCTGTGTTCATTTGATTCCTACGAATCTCTACATATTGCAAAACATCCTGTTCATCTTGGTCTGGTACATGGTTTTCGTACTCAAAACTTCCGATTACTGGTGCTGCTTTAGTTTTTACTTCCATATTATTTTAACGGGTCAGTACGACCTACTACTTTAGAACGGTCATATCTTAAATTAAACTCTTTTGTTACTGGTCTCTCTGCTATATCTTTAATGTAGGACTTTGCATCGGCTAAATCATCATATTTTGCTGCGATTATCCCACCACCTATAGAATATAGTTGCTCCCACAGGAGTTTAGTGTCATCTTTGGGGTTTTCTTTGTTTAGAATCCTACCCTGACGGTATAAAGGCTGTAGATTACCTCTTATTCGGTCTACCTTATGTTTTCCTCCGTGTTTTAATTCTACTACTACTGGGAATATTCCTCTTATTTCTGACTCTTGTTCTAATAATGGTCTGATTTGGTCTTCAAAAGCCTTCTTCTCCACTCCTATCTTCCTCATATTTGGCATCTGCCACAGTTCAAAGATAAGATTTACAAGTCCTAATACATCTACTTTGTAGTTTTTGGTTAATTTATTGTACCAATTACCTTGGTCATCTATCGCTTCTACTACGCATCCTGTTGAATCTCTACCTTGTCCTATTGCATCAGCCACATCTAGGGCTGCGAATAGGTTTACATTCTTTAATTCTAAATCTTCTTCTTTATATGTCTTTGTTATCCATTCCCATTGGAAATCTCTAGTATCCTCTGAGATAGGTTCATTTAGGTACTCTTGGAAGAAAGCGTTTGAACTAGACCCTTCATCTAGCATATCTTTCCTTTTCTGTTCTAATAGGTCATATGTCCATACTGATTCCCATAATAAGGTATTTGTAGGGTCAAGCTTATCATAAGCTTTATAAATCTTCCCATCATGGTCTTCGATTAGAGTATTCAAGAGCGATGCGAAATGCAATATCGTTCCTCTTACTTTAATCGACCCCTCTATGTCTAAGGCTGGGATAATACCCTTTAGGTAATTATTCTTATATTTCTTCCTCTGTTCAGGATTACCTATGTGTTCATCCTTCTCGACATCATCTACATATATCTTGGTAGGTCTCCAAGCCCCAGATTTCAACCCACGAATGGTTTTATCGAAACCTATAGCACGAAGTCTTACCCCGTTGATAAACATATCTCCTTTAGAATCTGGCATCCTGTCAGCCTCGTCTCCATCGACTGTACGACCTATAAGCTTTCCATAGACCTTCTTGGTCAAAGGCTTAGTGAACGTGTCTCTAACAGCTCCTAGGACGTTAGAGGCTTCATCCCAAGTCTTCTCAATCATAGGAATGAACTTCTGAGTACCACAAGCACACTCGTAAGCAACAGTAAGCTGATTAATTGTAGTCTTAGCAAATCCTCTGGGGAAGGCGGTATATTCATTCTTATCGCTTAGGTTTTCTTTAATTAAATCTAAATGTGCATCACAGCCGCTACTTCGTAGGAACTCTGGCATGAACATGTATCCCCATAGATGACACTTGTGTGCTCTTTCATCTAGACCTTGCTCGGTCGGGACTCCGTCCTTTATCTCATACATATCAAACCAAGTTCTTATCATTCCCCACTTCTTAGCCTCTATAAGCTTGGATAGCTGTCCCTTTAATTTACTTCTTAGTGATTGTTCCATATTATAACATGTTCCTCCTCTTATGTAAAGAATCTGAAAAAATTTATTGGAGTTGGAGGTAGCCCCCCCCTATTGCCCCCTCGTACTTATTTTTCCCCGTGCTCCCTCAGTCTAAAAGTTTATCCCTATATATAGGTATAGGGGGGAGGGGGGTGGGGGGTATCATATCAGACAATATATATCAATTAAAATTGAGGTGTGTTGCTTAATATGATGTGGTTATGCCATGATGTGTGTGTATGTCTACATATGGGCTGTCTGTGTTGCCATGTAAGCGACGTATATTCCGATTAGGTGTCCTAGTACCTAGCTATTTAGGCTCATCTAGTAGGTAGTGTATAATAGCACTAGCTAGTGTTGCGTTGTTTCTGCGCATGTACATCTGTATTGTGCGTATGTTAGTACCTGTTATCTCTTCGGCTAGTTGGTTCTGATACTTCGCCCGATAATGTGGCTTATCCTTAGTAATCATGTTACTTGTACCCTTGATGTATGTAACAAGAGTGATATTAATGGCTTAAACTGGCTATCATGTTTTCTATGAGGTATAAAACTGGGGTTTATTTGGGCAGTTGTATTGGGGGGTCCTCCTAACCCTTGAATCTATCAGCTATCAGCCACTATCTACTTATCTCTATATGTCCTCTATATTGATTGATACAGTCCTTAAATCAAGTATTCCAATTATTTGCTTTATGTGCGGAATATCATAATCCGTGCTTAATGGTGTACGTTTGTTCACCTAAGTGAACGTTTGTTTACCTCCTCAGTTGCCGTCTAAGACGTTAATCGTTAGTGTCCTTAGTGTTAGTACCTAGAGTTTATATAGTTATTCAAGTATCCCTTATAATCGTTTATGGCGGATATTTAGCTTATACCTAAGAAATCGCTGACATCTGTTTCATTCACTTCGTGCCTCTCGGTGGCTTCTCCACTTAATAGGTTTATTGTCTTAGTCAACTTATCAAGGCTATTAACTAAGCGATCATAATCAATTGCCTTTGGATTCATCTCTTCTAGTGCGGAAAGTTGTGATTCTCTTATTCCCTCCATTCTTTGTATAATGGTCTTAACTTTTTTCTTGTATTCATCTCTCGCCATTACTCTCGGCACAACATGACTCAATGCTTGCGGAGATGTCGCACGACTTCCAGC